TCAATCCATAAATTTAAATTTTTTTGATCTGGTCTTACCCACATATTATTGAAAGTAGCAGAAAGGGGAATACCAGTCTGCTCTGTAATCCACAATGCATTGATGGTAGTTCCCCTTACAGGATCTTTGACAAAGATATCTCCCATCGCATCTTGACCGAATGGTTTGATGCGGCAGGTAAAGTACAAATCATAGATCAGATCTTTATTCTTTTTCAGAAACGGAATAAAATAATCTTGTGTAAATTTCCAATCACTCTTCGGGTTGATCGGTAGACTGAAGATACTTCGCATTAATTTCATTCTTAATTTTATCTAGTAATGGTACGTTCAATGTTTCTTCAATTCCATGGAATGTTGGAATGTTTACATCGGGAGACTCAGCATATGCTTGGAAATATTTTTGAGTTTGTCCGGTAATTTTATCCATAGAAAGTTTCATGAGACATGAATACTGAGATGCAACATCAAGGATAGCAATTTGATCTTCTTGTTTCATCATAGAAATAGAGTCTAAGTTGCCTGTACCCACTCTACCATTTGCTATCAGATCTAAGGCAGCTTGTTTACCCATCCTAGCAATCCAATACTTTCTTTCTTCTTCTTCGTTCCACTCAGAAGCAGTTTTTAATTCTTCGACAGTGTTAATTTCTTCTTGGATATGTTCCACAAATACATTTAACTCGTATTGGAGTTGATTTATTTTTCTTTCCCACATCTCTAAGTCTAACTTAGTATCATCAACATCAATCTCTGCTTCTTCTATAGCAAATTTGCCATCTGCATTTGAAAGTCTGTCCTCAGCAATTTTATATGCAAGAATACTCTTTCTCTTGCCAATTTTCATTTTCTCAAAGCTATGCAATCGATTTTCAATCTCAAGCATAACTTGCTTTAATTGCCTATCTCCTGTGACATGTGACTTAATTACAAAATCATCAATCTGGTTTTTTGACATGCCAATAGCAACCTTCTTGGCAAGTTCAAAAATTTCTTCGGTTGTAACCATGATAAATCAAATAATAACTTAGAATGTAATACCAGGAGAAACGGGTAATTGTGATTTAGATGTTTCATCAATTCTACTGTCTTCCCTTGCCTGTTCGTATGGCATTGGAATTCCCATCTTATCCTCATATAGTCTATTTAGTTGCCTAATTGTAGTGCAATTATAGAACTCTTTTTTCAAAGTATTCATTGAGACAAATAAATCTTTAGATGCTACTCTATAAAAATTTCTTTTCTCGGTAACAGATGTCTTTAGTTGATCTACAGTAACACTTTTTGCATCTGCAAGAGAAGATAAAATGAAATCGGTATCATTCTCAATATCAGATACTAGGTACTCCCAGTTCTTTTTCTCTAAAGAAGATACACCTTCATCTAGTGCTTCAAATCTTTTGTTGAAAGTATCTTCAATAATAACTTTAGCAAATAACTTCATTGTTCTCATGACAGTATTATATCTTGTTTCTGTCATGGGAATTGCTACCTTAGCAGACGTAGCAAAATCAGAGTAAGAAAGGTTATCAAACTCTTCATTTAATTCTGCATCAGAAGCAGAAATTTTGATAGTAGAACGGATATCACCCCAACCTCTAGTACCAAAGATTGCCATATCTTTGCCTAACTCCACCGCATACCCAGGGAGAGCAGCAACCTCTCCCTCGTCTACAGAAAAACAATTCCAATCTAGAATATTATTAATTGGTTCAAACGACCTCAATATTGTAGCGTCGAATGTACTTTTACAGATAAAATATTTTTTCATTTACTTAGACTCCTGAATATCCGTTTGCTAGAGTTCCATACTCCATAGCAGCACCAGAAGCTGTACCCCCAGGTCCAGACCGATTAAGTGAAGAACTAAAGGAAAAACTATGAGTGGAATAGTTGATTGATCCTCCGGTATTATTCTGAGCGCCGTTATACATACCGTTCATAAAACCATAATCCATGCCTGTATGGAAAGTTTCTTCTCCTGTAGTTCCTGGTTTACCAACAGATGCGAGGTTGGAACCAGAAGAAGTATCTCTTCTTGTCATAGCAGTATTAGTTTGATAACCGCCTGCCTCATTCCAGTAAGAAAATCCTTTTCTACTACTACAGGTTTTATTAGTTCCATCTGTTCCTGGAGGAGAACCCCAAGAAGTCCATGACTGTGTAGCAAACTGGAATAGATATCCATTACCTCCTTGCTTATACATGCCATTATCTTCACCATAACCACATGCTGGATTATTACCACCAGATCCACCAGATCCAGAAATTGTGGTGACTGATCCAGTTACTAGATCATGTCTATCTGGATTATCTCCGTTGTCACCAACAACATAAGCATACTTAAAGTCTCTCTTCATCACGGAAGTTCTGTTTCTTCCTGTTGACATACTAGTAGCAGTTCCAGCATTAGTTTCTGTAGCCATACTAAATGTGGAAACACTGGTACTATTTGTGTTCCAGTTATCACCAGTACAGTAAATATATGCTCTCATATTAGAGTCTTGTGCCCCTGCCGTATATGCGTCAGAGTACGTAATAAGATCACCTAAGTTAGTAATCGTAAATGTAGAATGTTGTAGTCTATTTACGTTTTTCCAAGAACTAGAACTTTGATATCCTGCTGCAGGATAACCTCTAGTAATTGCAAAACCTTCTTCAAAGTTAACGATAATTTCCCAGTACGCATTTGTACCATCAGATTTAAGTACAGCGCCTACAGTAGCACCATCACCACTAGCAACTTGCGTTGGTAATGTCGAGAATGGTTGACCGTTAACTAGTAGATCGTTTGATCCAATGTCAAGATCCCCACCCATAGTTACAGAACCATCTGTATTGAGTGAAATATTTGGTGTAGTAGAACTTCCAGCAGCTGTATATTTAAGCTGGTCTACTCTTAATTCAGATGCCATGAATACTGAGATCTCCTATCGTTGTATTTATACAATGTTCCAACTACCACCATCAGCAACAGTGATAACAACACCATTATTTATTGTAATGGGTCCAAAACTACCAGCATTGTATCCGTTGGGGACTGTGATATTTTCATCAACAAAGTTTCTGTTAGATTTAAATGTACCATAAGTATCAATCCATTGTTTGATACCATTAGCATAAAGAACTCTGTTATTTGCTTGGTTAACAAAGTCCTGACCTTCGATATTAACAGAACCAAGAACATGTAATTGATATGCTGGATCTGCCTTATTAACACCAACTCTAGATAGTCTGTAGATGTCCGAACCGTTAGATGCTTCAGTCCATCTAGAAGTTACAAACTCAGCATTGTTCTGGAACAACTGACCGTTGATATTCATATCTCCTTGAATATTCAACTTATAATTTCTAACTGTAGATCCGTCAGTAGGATCGACACCTGACGTGGAAGTTGTATTAATTGTAACAGCATTATTAACGCCGCTAATTCCAAGAGCAGGAGATCCAGTGAACGTAGTGCTACCAGCAGAATCAGAAGATTCAAACGTGAAGAAGTTATTAGATTGAGTATTGCTACCAACCTTCCAATATCTTGTAGCAGAGTTGTTGTAGAAGTTTAATCTACCATTTCCAGTATTACTAATCTGTACGGTTTCAGAGAACCTTGCCGTACCATCAACTTCCAAATCAAAGTCTGGTTCACGATTGATGCCAATACCAACATACCTAGATGCGATGATATCACCAACAACACGCAAGTACAAATCTGGTTCTGTACCTTCGAGAGTAAATCCTTCACCATACTCAGAGTTTGGTGATTGACTATCAGAATGATTGTATCTCAGTGTGCCAACTTGAGATTGGTCGGATGAAACATCACAGAATCTAATTTTTGCTCCAACAGCATTTGTAATAGAGCGAACAAAGATACCACCATCGCCACGAACATCTAAAGTAGATAATGGACTAGTTCCAGCGTTAATACCAACTTCATTAGCAGAAACATCAACGAATAGAACACCAGAATCAACATTCAGGTCATTGGTTAATGATGTAGTTCCTGTGACGGAAGCATTACCAGAGACAGATAGATTAGATCCAGCACCAGTAATGATTAGCGAACCAGTCATGGAATCGCCTGCCTTCAGGACGTTCAGTGAAGAAGCACCTGTGATGTTTGCCGTAATTGTTCCGGCAGAGAAATTACCAGAACTATCACGAATAACAGCAGAATCTGCTACATTTGCAGTCCTAAAGATTACATTTCCTTCGTTCCAAATTTTCTGATTGTTGATAGTGAATGCATCCGCATTTCCAACTAGAGCATTTAGAGTACCTGAGTTTGCAGTAGCGTTTCCGCCTGCAGCGATAATTGATGCTGTTCTGTGATCGTCAGAATTAGAACTAGGAACAGCTACAGAGGATCTAAAGTAGATTGACGGAGAAGATGCTTGACCGTCAATTCTTCCTAGTTTCAATAGTGCTGTACCACCATCACTTTCTAACTTACCAACATCAATAGTATTACCGTCAATAATAGAGAAGTCTTCAAACTCAACTCTATTTGAAGCAGTACCTGCAGTAAGTGCTCCAACAAAATTGCCTGATGTTAGACTACCAATTAAAATAGTGTAATCATTGAAGTTGTCTACAGGATCATCATTAGTAACAACGTTATCAATAGTAAAACTACCAACACCTTGAGCGTTTGCATTGTATAGGTTAATTGGATTGCCTGGTGTAAAATCGCCAGTTGCAGATGTATCTAGAATTTTTCCAGAGAAATAAATTTGATATCTTGGGAATCCAGAAAATGACTTAACAGTTAAAGAATCTCTTACTCTAGTAGACTCGATAAATCTAGGTAATCTTTCGGTTGATAATGTACCATAGTTAATGTTTAATGCATTTTGATACCAAATTCCTTGTCTGTTATCTAACTTGTCAGCATCAAGACCAGAATCAAGACCATCATTCAGTGAGCTCCAGATCTTCGCCCAGGAACCCCAAGAGGTTTGACCTGTGCCCGATCCACGGAGATACATGTTATCATTATCAGTGAATGCAAGTTGCCTTGTTCCACCAAAACCAGCATCAAATCCAGTACCACCTGATCTGAGGGTGATAACCATATTTCTTGTTCCACCATCATTGAGTGCGTTAGCACTATTAAAGATAGTATTTGAAACGAGACCTGGTTGGAAAAAGTTTGGATTTGAAGAAGATGCTGGGTTGTTAGTACCAGTTAATAATCTAATTGTACTACCAGACTGGTTGGAAATACTGATGTTGTATGTTCCAGCAAGTCTATCTGGTGATAATGTACCTGCGGTTATGTTACCTGCATTTGTGTAGAAAGAACCTTGTGCGCCATCTAACAAGTCAGCATCAAGACCACTATCTGCGCCAGTTTTAAGTTCTATAGAACCGTTACCTTTTGTTCCAATGTTAAACTGAGATTTCTTATATCTTGCAACACCAATTGTTCCATAGAGGTCAGCTGAAATAGTAAGATCAGATACTCTCTGAATATCAAGAGCAACGTTTGCAAATTGTCTATTGACAGTAGAAACTTTTGCTTGTAAAATAAGGTTTGAACCAGTTCCAATAGCGACTGGGGCATTTACAATAGTGAAGTCTCCACTATATCCACTACCACCATCTGTAACAGTTAGCTCTGTAACTTCTCCTCCAGCAACAACAATATTTGCTTTAAGACCTGTGCCTGTGCCACCTGTAAGTGGTACGTCAAAATATTGATTATTAGTAAACCCGCCGCCACCATTAGCAACAATTACAGAATCTACAAATCCACCTTGAGTGAAAGTTGATTCAAACGTAAGAGGAGATCCGCCACGTTCAAACTCAATAATAGTTCCTAATGGAATGTCTTGTGTTACTGGATTATTGAGGGAAATTGTTGTTAATCCAGCAGCAGTGACAACACCATTAATATTTGTATTTGCTGCAATACCATTTACTGATGTTTTAAGTTCATGTCCGATTAGAACATCCGAGTTTGTTACGAAGATCATCGATGATGATCCGGTAGAACACTGTGCTGCCAGAGGAGCAAAATATCTTGTTTCCGCACCCTTAAGTGACTGAACTGCTAAAGCAAAGTTCTGGTCTCCTCTAAGGAAAGTAAAGGAGTTTGCAGCACCACCAGATGCAAGTCTATCTGTTTCAATAACACCAGATGTGATGTCTGTCGCAGCAATCTGGTTAGATGATAGTGATACCCAATTGTTAACATTAAACGAAGATGTGTTAATAACTCTATTAATATTAATTGTATTTGCAGTTGGAGATGTATTATCTTCAAAAGTATCTGTGTCTACAATTTTAATATTATTAACAATAGAACCATACAATCTACTTTCTAGTAGAACATTACCCTGTGCTTGTGTTCCAGCACCAGCAGGAGCGGAGAATGTTACAGTTGGTGTAGTAGTGTATCCTTTACCACCTTGTACGCCACCAAAATTTTCAATGGTTACTGTTACAACTTGTCCGTTTGCGATAGTACAAGTTGCATTAGCTGCTATTGCACCTGCGCTAGGATTGCCGCCTGCAAACGTAACAGTAGGAGCAACAGTATATCCAGAACCACCGTCAGTAATATTGATTTGATAAACAACACCTTCTCTATACTCGGTTGCCTGAATAGCACCAGTAGATACGCTTCCAGTAAAAATATTTCCTATAGTGAATGCAAGTGCTGGATCTGGTTGGAATCCAAGGAATAGACTGTCGTTATCTTGGTTTAGAATAAATGATGTGGATGTATCCTGTTGGATCGCAATATCACCAGCAAGTGCTCCTTCGATAGCAGTTCTTTCTGCCTGGTCGGCAACAGTGTATACTTGGAAAGGTCTGAGTGCTGGGATCTGGTCGATAGAAATCTTACCAGAATCGGTAAGTTCAACCAATGCTCTAGGAACAGCGTTCGTAGAATATGGTTTGTTGATGTATGGTCCAAGGTTGTTAGTGATATAGTCTCTAACTGCCTTCTGTGTAGGTAGTTTAGAGTCGCTGGAGTTAGCACCACCAAGTGTATTAGATGCGTCGAAACCAGTAACAACAACTGTACCACCTTTCAGTTTTAAGAATTCAACTTCCGAGATTGTAACTGTACCTGTAAAGGTAATGTTACCAGTTCTGTTCTCAATTCTAGCGAAAGTACCAACCTTAAAGTCACCTAGTTCGTCCGTACCAGAAACATATGTTCTGCCATAGTTTTCGGAAACTTGCTCGTTTGCTTCAATTTTAGTTCCACCGTTCTCAGGAAGAGCTAAGTAGTTAGTTCCGGAACCTGCAAATTCCCAAGTATGAGAAGAAGAGTTAACAATAGATGGTCTGTGTAGATTAATTGTCTTACCTTGTAAGACACTTGTGGATACTGGATTGCCAGTTGCCTTATCAGTAAGATCCATGGCACCACCAGTACCATCATCAATAGTTAACTGAGCGGAGAAAGGTGGTCCAACAGTAACTCCGGCAACAACATCAATAAAGTATTCGATATTTGGATTTGTGTTTTCATATCCATCAATCTTGACAACATAATGCTCCAATGGTTCTCTACCAAGTCCACTAAGTGTTAGGATAGTTCTACCAGTTGGAGTAGAAGAAACATTTGAAACAGTTGCGATATCAAATGCATATGGGTCTTTACGGAAACCAGTTCCCCTTAAAGCAAAACGTCCAAAGTTGGTAGCAGAGTTTGTGATAGAAGCATAACCACCACTTTCAGAAAGAACGCCATCTTCGCAGAAAATAACGAAGACTGAAACTAACTGGGTATAACCGTCATTAATAATCTTGTATCCTGTACCACCAAAAGAAACGATCGTGAATGCTGCCGCAACCATCGACTTACCCTGGTTGGGGAAGGATGCAGTTCCGTCTAACTCAAGACCAGGGAAGGGGCAGTTAGGTTGCTTGACCTTATCACCATCAACCTCAGCACCGCTACCACCCAAGAAGGAGATAACAGATGCGTTCTGGGTATATGGTGATGCTTCAATGATTGGATAGTCATCATAGTCACCACGAATTGCAATTCTATTATTACTAGCATCATTAATGAAACTATCAGAATATGTAATAATATTTGATGTATTATATAAAGTTCCGTTTGTTTTTGCTGTAGCACCAGGGAGAAGAGTTCCATCTAAAATGTCTTCAAATAAATCCATCTCCGTAGTGATTGAAGATGTAACATTAGTACAAAGAGGTTGTGATCCATAAAGAAGAATATTCCAATCTTCAAATTTAGGAATTGGCGATGTAAGTGTTACAGGATCGTAGATGAGAATGGTAGCATCAGATTTCGCACTTGAGAAAGCATGTGTGGATCCAGATGCAGCACCAGCATTTGGTACAAGACATGTTACGGTTGTAGCACCACCACTAGAAGATACATTGCTGATAGCATAACTTTGACCGTAGTTGGAATCAAACCTAAGAGGACTTGCATGATCGTCAGGTACTCCATTAAAAGTACAACTAAACGTAAGTGCTTCTTCTGCAAAAGCAATTCTATCGCTAGTAGTTGGTATTGTAGATGGGTCTGGGAACGTTACAGTTACAGTACCAACACTTGCATCATAGGTTGCTCCAGTTGGTGTTGTGCTAATTACATCACCACCAGTCCAGTTACGTACAGCGTCTTGTGCATATTGCTTAACTCTTTGGAAAGCATAAACTGTTTCGGCACGTTGTGCTTCTGGGATACCAGTTAATTGAGTTCCTGTGAAATATAGTTCGGCAACTTCTACAATTCCTTTGTTTCCACCAAATACCAAATCCTTAATAAGTCCATCAAGAACAAGTCTGACATCTCTACGGCACTTTCTTTGGTTAATATCAGAAAGACCTAAGGAAGGATATTGTGTTTCTGTATCTGCAAGTGCTTGATCTGCAATAAGATCTTTGTTTCTAGCTATTAAATATGCAGCATCTAAGTATGTTCCAGATTGATTCTTGGAAATAACATCAACCCAGAGGAATGAAAGGGTATCAATTGCAGCTCTTACATCATTACAAGCAAATCCAGTATTGTTTGCTGTTCCGTCAGCGTTTAAGAGTGATGTAGATGTGATTACTGTATCATCAAAATATCTTGTTACACTAGAATGGCGAGGAACATAAATTGTGTCATTGACAGTACCATTGCCAATTCTCCAATTTCGCATAGCATAAACTGCTAGTTCTCTAGCATATTCAATGGCACGAACACATTGAATAATTTCATCTTGAATAAATGCGATTTCATCATTAACAACATACTTCTGTGCTGCTTCAATAATGTTATGGTTGCTTCCAAATTCGAGGTCTCTGATTAGAGCATTAATAAAATGCCTTGTGTCTTCACGGCATTGTTCGTCTCCATCGTTGCCTGTGCTATCAGGAGAACTGTATGAAGGATATATTTTTTGTCCTGTATCACATTCTAGTAGAATATCTGCTAGTTTTACAATACTATCTTCTGCTAAACCTGCTACTGAAGTAGATGTTGTGACGGTTGCAACACCAGTTACAATATTATCGTAAGTAAATCCACTTATGTTATAAGTTGTTCCTCCAAATGTTACAGTGCCACCTGAGATATAAGTATGTGTTGCTGTAGTTTGACCTAGGTAGATATCAAATGAATTTCCACTAATATTGTATGCAGAATAATGATCTGTTTTAAATTCCGAATTAATAATTCCAACAACTTCATCAGCAATAAAGTCGATGTTGTTTCTTAAAAATACACATGCATCTTGGAATCTTCTCTCTACTGGAGTAGCAAGAGGGAATGTGTTTGGAGAGTTGAGTAGAGATAAAGTAACTACTTTTGAAGAATTTTTAGCTACAGCAAATCCACCTGGATCAAAATTGGCGTCTGTAACTCCCGGCATTTTTTTGGGAATAACAAATCTTCTAGCACGACCATCAGCGTCATCTAGAACTTTGTAAATTCTTTGTTTTCCGTTAAGTACTGAAAGATCGGGAGAAGAAGTTGGGAGACCTTCAATTAAAATCTCCTGACCCTCCTTAAATTCGTGAGTGTTTGTTCTACCTACAAGAGCATTAGTATAGAAAACAACACCGCCAATATCTTCTGCACTACCAAATTGTTCTTCTTGGAATCCTCCTGTAGTAATACTAGGATCTCCTTGTAAAGAAAAATCAAGTCTTACAATTGGCAGAGTTGTAGTATAGTCTTCGTCAACAGAAACAACCTCACCTTCAGCACGAATCGACTTGATAGAAGTAGTATCAATTGATTCATTAACAGGAGTAGCAGAGTTAATTGTATAACTACCACCAACACCATCTCCACTCCATGTTGGAGCATTTAGAATAGGGAAGAATGTTACATCCCAAATATTGTTAGCAGAAAGAGTGCTATCAATAGACTCTACTTCATAAAATCCTGTAAATGGAGCACCACTAGATGGAGTAGCTACAATTTGAATAAAAGTTCCTGGAGGAATAACCGATGTTGGATCAGTAGTTAACCTGAGTTTGTTGTCGCCCTGTTGTTGTGTTACTGTTAGAGAAAGTGAAGAACCCGCACCTGCGGAAGTAATATATTCAAATCTCTCACCCTCAACGAAAGAACCGCCAATCAATTGGACGTTAATATCACCAGTTACAAATGCGCTAGCTCCAGTAGTTGTGTTAAAATTAACACCAATAATTTTTGCTCTAGCGCCAGTATTAATACCCTTTACTGTTAACCCTGTTTGTAAAGTCGAGAGACCTGTATTATTTTGGAATAGAACATTGAACTGTTGTGGTCCAAAAATTTGATGACCGATTGGAAAATCGGTTCCAAAGTCACCATTTGCTTCTTTGTCAATGATAATTCTTTGCTTGTCGTCAAAGACCATAGCAAAATCCCAGGTCTCAACAGAGTCACCATTGGAATCAATTTGGTCTCTATATGTAACACCAGTTACATAGTTCTTATCACCAAACTTGAAGATGTGCTTACCAGCATTTGCAGGTCTAATAATTACAAGACGAAGGTTATCACCAACAACCGATGCATCGGGCGGCAAAGAAATTGGGTTATCTTCTACATAGTCACCACCAGAAACAATAAGAGTCTCCTTGACACCAGGAGTCGCCCATGCAAGCTGTGCCGCTTTCTTGATAGAACGAACTGGGTTTACTGCAGAACGACCATCATTTAGATCACTACCAATTGTTTGAGAAACATAGATACGACCACCAACGTCATTCGTTGCTAGGTTGAGGACGTATTCTGTAGTAGCAATCTTATCTGATCTATCTCCTAGTAGAGGAGTAATAGAACGAGGGAACTCTCCAGATGGACCAGTTTCGCCAAACTTATATGCATTCTGGTCTACTACACGGAAACCGATATGCTTTAATTGTACTTCTCCGTTTAGTTCAGTTCCATCCTGATGTTCCGGTGCATCTGAACCTGTCTGACCTGTATTTACTGCTTGATATACATTAGCACCAAAGTATCTGTAGGAATCTTTTTGGAGAATAACACCAGAAGACCATAGCGTACCAGTATTATTGACGTAAGTTTTTAGAGATGGTCCTCTGAACGCCATGTTTGGCGTAACAAAGTTGTCAATATCTAGGTTTAGAATTCTTGCCGTATCAGAAATGATAGACGTAGATGTTCTAATAGCACCGTTAATATCTAGTTCAAAGTCAACAGTATCAAGAACAGCAGTAGCAGTAGCACCCGCACCACCACCTTCTGTAATGCTTAAAGCAGGAGCAACTGTATATCCACTACCTTGTTCGTTAACAGCAATAGATACAACTTTTCCATTGAAAATAAAGGCAGACGCGAGAGCTTGAACACCACCTGGTTCATTTGGAGCTGCAATTGTTACTGTTGGATTGACAGTATATCCAGAACCACCAGTATCAATAACAATATTATTGACTCTATTGCCAGTTCTGTTGATACCAACACGAGGTAATGCAGTCTGGGAATCTAGTTGAGCTCGGAGAATTTCTTTTTCTCCAGACCCACTACCAGTCCTGATAGTTACTTCATTATCACCGATAAATTTAGGACCAACGCCTCTAATTTTTTCTTTATCGGAATTAATATGAAAACTCATGGCGCTGTCGTATCCTTGACTTTTTTCCTATAATATATTTAGCATCAAGCCCAATCAATACTTACTACTTCTGTTTTGGCGATCCATTTAATTGTCGCTGTTGTTCCTGCTCTAGTAGTAGTATAACTAAATCTATTCAATGCCCCAACTGGTTGAACAAACCATGTTTCTCCACTTGGAATATCATCTTTAATTACTGTTTGAAAAGTAGACTGAACGGTGGTATTTCCAACACCATTGCAAATAACTGAAGACTCAAATTTTACTGTATATACGGTTCCTGTATCATTAACAGCAACAATGTGACCTGTAATAAAATTGATTGTATTATTTAAGATTGGAATTTGTGTTCCCAGACCATCTAAGTCTAATGTAGATGTATTAAGACCTCTTAAGATGTAGTTAGTGGTTCTACTATCTGTGTAATTACTATTTTTTAATTCAATAGTATTGAGATCTTTTGCATTTCTTGATTCATCTACAACAGTAGTTCTATCAATAGAAAATCCACCAGTAGAATCAAATTTTTCGATTGTTGTTGCCATTTTTATTTCTTAGTAACGTTTGACACAATTGTAATAGTCACAGTATCAGTCGCATTGACATCAGCACCTAATTCAATATTTAGTCTAGCGGCACCAGTTCCAGTAACTTCAAATGTTGGAATGATTAGTTGAATACCTGTTCTAATATTTCCATAAGTTGTGTGGAATATATTTGTACCATCATCTAGTACACCAAATTCAAAGAATTCTTTGTCTTGAGTTACAGTGTTGTGAGCGATAACAGTTGTTTTGCAACCTACATTACTGGCAACTGGATACAACTCAGAACTTCCATTGTTTGTAGTTCCTTTCACAAGAGATAATTTTTCTGATAACACTCTTACATCAGCAAGTTCAAACTCTTTTAGGTCTCCATCAAAAATTTTGACTAGATCAAGATTACCTGATCCGAATCCAACGTTAAGGAATACATCTCCCTGGTCGTCTAGTCTTAGTACAGGATCTGTAGTTAAACCAGCAGAAAGACCTAAGTCGAAATACTGCTTAGTTGTATGTAAGAAAGTTCTATCTGCTTGTGTGTTATCAAATGTAGAAGTTCCAGAATCAAAAGTTAATAGTGAGGCGGTAATTTCTAATTCATCTGAAGTTACCGATCTAATAGTATCAATACCATAGAAATCTAAAGCTGTTGTAGTTACTTCTAAAGTTTTAGCGCCGTCATTGTAAAAATATAAAGTATTTTCATTGGCACCGGGAGAAGTTTCTGGAATAATATAAGTATTCTGATCTACATCTTTAACACCTCCTAAAGATCCCCAGTTTGCTCCGTCATAACCTTCAAACTGAGATGATGTGGAACTAAATCTGACAGAACCTTGGATTGCAACTCCTCTATCAGCATCTGCTCCAGCAGGAACAACCAAAGAAGTTGCAGAATCGCAAATAATTTTTTTACCGGAGTTTGGACGGATTAGAAGATCGCTAATGTCACTAGAGATAACATTATTTGCAAACCGGAGATCATTATTAATCGATAAAGAAAGTTCTGATTGGGGACCGACACGAATTTCGGATACATCTTCAAATGTAATTGAATCAACTGCTAATTGAGACCAAGTAAGTTCTGTTGTACCATTTGGTGCTACACCGGAGGTGTGTGTTGGTTCATTTCCAGAAGAAGCAGTTGTACCACCAGGATCGCCTGCGCTACCGCCACTAGTTGTTACTTCATATAAGTTATTTTTGTATTTGATGTAGTCACCAACTAGTACCGGAGTATTTGCAGACCATTCGGTAAATGCAGGAGCTGTTGTGTTAAGAGATCTAATTTTCTTAACACTTGCAAGCTCAAAATATGATGGTGTTACTTTAATCGTATTTACATCATCATTGTAGAACCACAGTGTGTTATCATTGGCACCTACAGTTTTTTCTGCTAAGATATAAGTATTGCCATCTAGGTCTCTTACACCACCAAGAGAAGACCATGATGATGTTCCTGCACTATAACCTTCGTACTGATTTGTTTGAGTATTAAATCGAATAGATCCATTAGTTGCAGCACTCGGACGCTGAGTTGTATTACCAGAAGGAATAGTAAGTGCTCCAAATCCAGTAACTTGTGTTACTCTTCCTGTGGGAGCAGTTAATATTAAGTCGGAAGATGCATCAGTTGAAATTACATTATCGGTAATAAACAATTTGTTGTTGACATTTAACCTAGTTAATGCTTGTAGTTCTCCTGATGTGAGAACATCTCCAGTTGCATGATCTACTGAAAATAACCCAACTGTAAAATTATTTGTAGTATCAATAGATGTTCCAGTTAAAGTTAATGGTCCTGTTGTACTATTTGTTACAAGTGGAGTTGTAACACTGACACTAGATTCGGTAGTGGAAACACTAATGTCTGTTCCAATAATTGAGTCAATTTCACCAGTAGTTGCAACAACTTTAACAGCTGATAATGTTCCATCCAATACATTACTGGTGATAACATCAGATTCTTGAATTGCGACAACTCTCAATTGGAATCCAGATCCAAATACTTTTGGGTTATTTGGATCTATAGTAATTACTGCTTCATTTCCATCTGCGCCGCCAGCATTCTGAAATAACCCATTATCAAAGTAATATAGTGACGGTGTACTATTAGTAATTTTTAAATCAAGGAATCCGGCTCCAGTTGTCACACCATCTGTATATGGAGCGCCAGCAAATGTTACTACAGTAGCACCAGAAGTTGTTGGAATCTGTGTTAAGGTAATCTGTGTAGAACTATCAACACTTTCTACTCTGGTATCAGATTCTAACTCACCATCTCCACTATCTTTAGTTAGAATCATTCCCACAGCAATTCCTGCCGTGCTCGCAACTGTAATAACTCTAGAAGTATTATCTAAAGATGTCGATACTGCTGCTACGCGGGATGGTGAGTTAAAACCATCAGCAAATGTACTAACATTAAACTGTGTTCCAGATAAAGATTGATCTGATAAATCAAACCTGTATGTAGATCCTGCGTATAGAGTTAAGTTTGGTGTTAGTTGTGCGCCATTGCCATCTGGATCAATATAGAACCTGACACTAGTTGATGAAGCAGTATCAATTGTGTATATTGGACTTGTTGTTCCAGATTTTATAATTGATTGTGCGCTAGCATAAGGAGAACCCTGGTCTGTTTCTACCAAAATCGATGTAATATTACCACCAGATTCTGTTACAGAAATTACTTCACCTGGAGTGCTGCTAGTTGCACCAGCAACATCTACTGTAATATCATGTGTTGGAGAAGTTCCACCAGTTAAAGTACCAGATACCGTTAAAGTTTCTCCAGCAGTATATCCTACACCACCTTGATTTACTACAACTTGTGTTACTTGTCCCAGACTATTTCTAGTTACATCTACAGTGCATCCGCTACCAGTGCCACCTGTTGTTGCTAAATCAGAATATGTCGCTGCTTCATCTGATGTAAATGATAGACTTGGAGTTGCTGTCTGTAATGCAGGAGCACTCATTGTAATTTGTGTCGCGCTATCAACGCTCACAACTGTTGGATCAACAGGAATATTACCACTAGCGTTTTCTGAAATAATGTCGCCAATATTAATTCCAGTTGTTGACGATAGAGTTACAACAGCACTTCCACTATTCAATGTAGCAGTAAGTGGACCAGTTACATCTGGTGCTTTATCTGGAGTAGTGACTGCAGTTACTCCAGTAGCTACTCCATCAACTTCCTTGATGCTATCTCCGGCAGAAACCCATCCAGAAGCGATAGTTTGAGTAAATGATACAGTTTGTACGTATTTTGCTGTTACTAGTATAGTTAGTGGTTGTGTTAAATCTGATGGAGAAACACTTAGTATATCATCGATAGCATATCCATTACCAGATCCATTGATTGTTATAGTATCGATAGCACCAAGACTATTGATTGTATATTCAAAGTCATCTGCTGGATTTCCATATGGAGGAAGAACACTCAGTACAATAGGACCAGCGGTGGTTGGTTGAGATGATAGTGTAATAGTCGTAGCATCATCAACATTAGCAACTGTTGTTCCTGAATCGAGTATACCTGCACCAGAAACTTTTTCGACGATATCGTCAATATTCATTCCAGTGGTGTCTGGAACAGTAACTTGGAATAAATTTTGAGTTGTAAATACAATGTTTGCTGTACCACCACCTAACGGTACAATATCCAAAGTAACTTGTGTTGCACTATCAATGCTCTGAATAGTTGATACTGGATCAAGAGATCCTGTATCTCCTGCACTAGAAGCAGCATACATGCCAACTTGCAACGCAGAAGTGTCAGAAATTGTAAACGATGCGCTACTAATAGAGAGTGTGGTGGCATAAGAAATAGACTGTCCTGGAGCATATGCAGAGATGTTAGTAACACCTTGACCTAAAGAAAGGACATCTCCTACTTGATATCCAGTGCCTTTTTGTGCTGGAGCAAAATTCTTAATTATCCCTGGTTGAGATGTTATAGTATATTGGAATCCAGAACCAGTACCGCCAGATCCAACATCCGAATCATTTATACCTAGGACATCGTTAGTTTGATATCCTGTTCCACTTTGTGTAATAGTAACAGTTGTTACAACACCTGTTAATACAATTCCAGATGCTGTAAATTCAAATCCAGATCCAGCATTGCCAACATCAAGATTTGAAATTTGTAATACATCACCTGATTTATAACCACTACCATCTGCAATGAATACAATATTTGTTACTGCCTGACCGCTAATAGTAATATCAGCATATGCACTAACACCATGACTTCCTGCAGCACCAGTATTGACTGTAATGTTTCCACCCGCAGGTGCCATATTCTGATGATTGGCACAGTCATATCTGATAGCATTGGTGCCAGTTGTAGCTCCAGGTTTTACAATTAAATCTTGGAATGCACCAGTAGTTCCTATAGCACCCTTAACAAAAAATTCATATTCATTTACATCAGGCGAAGATCCATCTGCCATCTGAAATGTCATTCTATGATTAGCACCAGCATCTGCACCATTAGAAGGATCTAAGCTAGTATCAGACATATCAAAACGATATGTGTTACCTTCAACCATTGTCAATGATGGTTGGGTATTTCCATCAATTGCATAAATGTAATTTGGTTCACCAGGATTACCAGCATTTGGATTGGCAATCGCAGTAACTACAAAAGTTTGTGTTGGAGTATTGAATAACTGAACGAATGCATAGTTTCCATCAACATAACCAGTACCACCCTGAGTAATAGTACCACTAAGAGATGCTCCGCCCTGGATATCAACAGTTGCTTCTGCTCCGGATCCGTTACCACCAGTTAGAGGAACACCAGTATAAGTTCCTGGTTTATATGCAGTACCGCCATCATCAATAGTACCATCAATTGGGTCTACTTCAAAGTTTGCTGTAGCACCATTGCCATTACCACCAAGTAAAGGAACTGATGTGAAACTGCCATTGTAGTATTGACTACCGAGATTCGTAACTGCTCCATTCCAAGCAGTTACTTCAATATCAAGAGTACCAAATTGTCCGCTACCACCTACAATAGCAATATCAGTATAACTTCCTGTATCGTAATTCGACCCAACAGATTGGATACTTATTCCACTTTGAAGAAGTTTTTTCTGTTGAACAATAATATTTTGAAAAGATGTGATACTAGACAGTCCAATATCGGTAATCTTTTTTCCACCTGCAGCAAATCCAAAAGTGGAAATTGCTGGTCGGTAAATACCTAAATTGTCTTCGTTTACAAATGCTAGAGATGGAGCACCTAGTGTTCCATCCCCCAATTTTAAATTGCCAGTAGATAGATCAGAACCACCAGAAGTGACATTAAATAATGCTGTACTAATCGTATTAATTTTGACCCTCTGTTGTTCAAAGGTATCAGTACGTGCTACATTAACTGCTGACATTTTTTGCTAACTCTCTAAGTAGGAATTTAATTTCCGAGATTTCATTCTTCAACATATTTATGTCGTCCAACGCGGAATTTAACTGTCTTTGTTTACGTCTTGCTTGTATAGCAGAATCATCGTGATTCAAGATGGCACCTGTGGTCTCGTCTCTGACAAGACCATCATGCCCGGAAACTTTAATATAAGACATACGCGGAAATTAGAATGATGCTACAGCACGAATATCCTGAATTTTTGGCACAAATGCTGGGTCTACACTTTTCATAACAATTTTGATTGCAAAAGTAGAAAATTCAGGTAAGTTGGATACACTATACTTTAAATCTTGGTAAGATGATTGTTTCTCGACAGCACTAGAAATAGTATTTTCTGGAGTTGCAATTTCTGCAACATCAGGTTGACCGTTTCCATTAAAGTATTCCCAATCAATATCATCAAAGTTATCTTGACTGGATGCTTTTTTGAACTTATAAAGAACTTCAATATCAGAAATTTCTTTAGCATTCATTAAAAGATGAACGTCAATTGAAGTTCCTGGATTTGAAATTGAAATTTCTTTAGTTATATATTTTGCAACGGAAGAACTATTTTTGGAGGTGTCTTCAGCAACAAATTCAGTTCCATTTGAATATGTGACTGATCCAATTTCCCAGTATGCAGCTTGTGTATCTGATTGATCTGCATAACTGATAAAATCTCCAACTCTAAAAATGTCGCGACCTTGATCTCCAATAACTGCATTTCTATTAAATGCTTCTGGATTATCCTGAATTCTTCCAGTATAATCATCTACGATTGGTCTATTGTCATTCTTTAAAGTTAATATTTCAGTTTGGTTATTCCAAGAAACAGTTTTACCAAAAATAATATTGTCGTAAGTATCTCCAGTAATATTACTTGGATTTCTTGCAGTGATAGTTGCACCATCTTCGATAGAAAGATTTACCTTTGATGGAGCTCCATCAACAGTAACAGAAGTTAATGATGTTTGCTCTGCAAAAGCAACCAATTCTCCAGCAGTAAAAGTTTGTTTTGTTTTTACTCTGACAACAACAGTGCTTCCATCAACTCTTGCGATAGTTCCTGCTGCCTTTGAAGTAGCACCCTTAATTGTCTGATTTTCAGTAATACCAATTCCAGCTTGTCCTGTTAATTGGAAAGTATAAACGTCAAAGAATTTGATGATTTGATTTCTAGAACCAAATCTGTCTTCTTTTCCTTTTGCATTTTCAATTCTATTAGTTACTGTTTTCACAGAAGCACTTGATAAATCAATTACAGGTGATAAAGTTGATTTTGTGGAACTTAGAGACATCTTATATGTAAGAGATCTTTCCAAGTTATTCAAAGTCTCATTAATACGAGAAGCAATTAATTTTTGATTTGTAAAGAAATGCGATTCATTTAAGAAAGTTTTTTCATATTCTGTCTGAGAATATGATGTATAATTTGTAGTTGAAGAGTCTACAGGAACAGCATTAGTAGTTGATACGAAACTTTCTAGTTTAGTATCACTAAATGTGAGGTAATTAATTTGTGGATAAAGAGTTTCATATTTTCTGTTGAAAATTGCATAAACACTATCGCCACCACCAACACTATTGCCAGATGCTTGGTTTGTTGAAGTTAAATTGTACTGATCGATACCTATGTTTGTAACTTTAAAAAGATTAGTGTTAATAATATCGGCAGTAATTCCTCCCGTTTCTAAAGCTCCTTTATAGAAAACATAAGATTTTTCTGAACTATCAAACCCATGATTTCTATGGGATACTTTTACAATGCTATTATTACTCTTATATAAAGTTGATGTAGCATTTGTATCAGATCCAGCATTTGTCTCTATAGGATTTTTGTCTAGTAATTCATATCCTAAATTTTTATTCGTAAGTAAAAGATCACATGGTCTACTAATATCAAACTCTGCTCTATAGAGATTGAATTTCAAATCTAGATCTAAATCTTCCGTCCAAATATCAGTATTTTGTGATTTGTATAGAGAACCTAAAGATGGTTGTGATGTAATGATACTACTTGTGGAAATATCACTAGATCCAAGTTCCGAAACCCATAATTCATAATCGGTTGAATCTGTCTCTACAACTAAAGCATATTCTGTATCATTCTGTAAGTATACTGGATAGTCAAATTTAAACTTAGTTGGTGTCGTGGAGTTTGTAACTCCATCTCTATCGACCGCTACGCCCATTCTGACTGCAGGTGTGTCAATTTCTATTAAGGTTTGGATTACACAACCTCCTGCCCCATTTCCGACACCTCTGATGACTACTGAAGGCGGTTCTGTATATCCAATACCACTTAAAGAAATTTCTGCATTGTAAATTTTACCATCAGAAACTTCCACACGAGCAGTAGCAGATGATCCTCCAGGAAGTTGTGGGCTTTCAATTGTCAAAATTGCACTGTCGTAATTTTGACCTGTATTGACAATTTTGATATCTGAAATCTTTCCACTATCTTTAGCAATCGTTAATTTTAAATCTGTTCCACCAGTTGCATTTGCATTAGTAACTGAAGGAATAGATAAATCTTCATTGGGTCTAAAAGATTTACCATTATGATTGTCAAGCACAATTGTATATACTTGATCGTTTGTTAATGCAAAGATTCCAGTAGTAGATGGTGTTAACTCTACACCGTTCTTATCAATGATTTTGGAAATAGGACCAGAGGCAGCAGTTGACACTCCCGTTATAAATTCTCCTTTAGTTACAGAAACATTACCATTTGTATAACATCTTAGGTAAGTATTCGGTGAAAGAGTTTTTTCTGTTCCGGGAAGAATATTTTTTGCTGGTTTGTCTGAATCGATATTAGTCAAATAAACTCTCAGTGGAATAGTATCACTCTTTTTACTAAAGAATAGATCTAAACCAGTGACAAACACTCCACCGTCATAATTTTCAATCTTGATAATCTGAGCTACAGGATTTGGTTTTAATGGATTGTCTGTATTGCTATTAACAGATTGAACTCCTTCGTTGGATTTGAAGTAAGATGGTTTTGTTGAAACAATACTAGATGGATTTTGTGGTAAAATACCGGTAGCATAATATTTTACTTCTGCATAAGAAGCAACTTTTTCTTTACTTTCATCAGTAGCACTAGAAGTAAATCTAATAGTTTTTACACCAGTAGCAATTCTAATTTCTTCTCCTGATGCATCATAGCTTACGGTATTGATATCCCCAGTCCAAGTAGTGTTTTCTGTTGGGGGTGCCCCTGCTGGCACTAAAATAATACCACTAGCAGATCCGCTTTCATCAGTTACCACAACCCCACCAAATGTGGATAGTGAGTTACCTGCCATTCCAGTAAATCTTAAATCTGGATTTACCCACCTGTTAATATTTCTGCCTTCCATGAAGACGTTAACAGTTGTATTTGGTTTTAGTCTTTTGATAACAAATTTTACAGGAATGCTTCTAGCATAAAATTGTATAGAAGAAGAAACTAATCTTTCACCAATATTGTTGCTTACAATACCTTTTCCAATTTCATTATTTTGAGGACTAATGTTTGAGGAACTTCCCACAGATGCTGATCCAACAGATGAAACTGCATTTTTTGTAGAAGATTCTCCTAAGGAGTTGATAGCAACAAACGATGGTGATGTTCCAACCCAGTTAATTAAGAATGAATTGTGTAAACTTGAATAACTTTCTTTGGTGTTTTCCTTTGCTAAGAAAATAGAATATAAACTTGTATTAGTGTCAACAATAAGAGGTTCTACACTTTTGTCATACCACTGATCGATAGATGGAGAAATCTCACCGTCTC